TAGTCAGAGAAATTTGCCGGCCAACGTCCTGTCGGTTCAGTCACTTTACCTGGTTCTAACTTCAACATCACACCAATCACCAATCCTATGGCCGTTGGTCCTGCAATTGATAACATATCCAAACAGAATAAGGATATGAAAACGTCCTCGGCAGGTAATGTCAAACCAATTGCAATGAATAATACCAGTGTACAGGGTTCGACTACTGAAGAATCGGATGGTATACCTGCAACACCATATAATAATGAGGAAAGTAGAAAGAGATCAATTAAGTCGGGAATAAGAACCGTATAAAAAGAAAACCCACCTTTCGGTGGGTCTCTTTATAACTACTTAGGATTAGTAATTATTCTTCGTCAGCCAATTTACTGAAATAGGACATATCATCATCTTCTTCCGCAACTTCAGGCATCTTATCGACTTCTTCCGCTGCAGGTTTGGGCGCCTTTGCTTGAGCCTTCAACGTTTCGACCGTGGTCTTTGGCGCAGTACTACCAAGAACCTTGTCCAAACGATCCTTCAATTGGTCATAAGACTTAAATTCTTTATCACCAATCTGTTCAGCAAGAGAGAACTCAGACTTCCAAATCTTCTCAAGAGCTTCGTCATCGGTAAGAAGAGCCGCTGGCGCTTCAAACTCAGACTTGTCATAGTTGGGGTAACCCTCAACTTTTCGAACTTTTAACTTAAAGTTTGCACCCTTCCATAAATCAAATGGATTGATTGGTGTTTCATCTTCAAATTGTGGGTTCATTGCTTCAGAGATTTTATCGAAAATCTTTTTACCAAACTTGAACAGTTTGACTTTACCTTCATTGTCAGGATTCTTTGGATCCGAAACGATGTAGATGTTTGCAATGTAATTTAATTTACGTTTGCGCTTACGAACAATCTCTTTGTTGGCTTCGATGCCAGTATTCCAGAGTTTATTGTTTTCTTCACAAACAGGACATTGCTGACCCTTTGTAGTTAAACAGTTATCGATTAACCACATCCCACTTGGTCCAGTAAAACCGTGTGAGAATACTTTTACCCAAGGCAGACCATCATCACCATCAGCTGGCGGTGCTGGAAGAAAACGGAAGGTTGCCATGCCGTTGCCGGCCTTGTCAACTTCAGGTTTCCAAAAGTTTTCTGACTTGTCGTTGGACTCATTAGCACTTAGTGCTTCGATTGCTTTAGATAGCTTGTCCAAATTGCCGGATTGGCGTTTAAGATTTGCAAAACTAGACATATTATTTCCTTATTAACGGTGTATAAACGACTTATCCACTTACTCATTATATAATATTATTTAGGCGATGTCAAACATATTGGCGTAAGATTGCCAGCGTATCTTGCCAGTTCTTATGCCAAATTGCTATGCCACCTGCCTTTCTCCAATCATCGATGATACTCAACGTGTCATCGATTATAATTGTATCCGGTTTAGCATACTGTTGTTTGTATTGCTTACCAGGTACAAAAATAGGGTTAAATGTAATGCCTTGCTTTTGTAACCATATAGTTTTTTGTTTTGATATGGGATTGAAATACTGTTCTCTTGAGGTAGAGGAAAGTATTTGTGTTGGTACGTTTGACTTGCGGAGAAATTCCAGTCCAAGGTGTGCATCTGGCATTAGATCGAGTTTCTCAAAGCCACCATTCATAATCAGTTCATGGAACAATGGACGAAACTCCTCACGCTTCTCCGCTTCTCTTGGTTCCATATGATAGATTGATTTATAGTATTTGTTGAAGTCGGCAATAACACCATCCATATCCAAATATATGCAACTGATTTTAGGCTTCTGCACTTTCTTTTACCTTTTCTTTAAGTATAGATTTACATTTACTTTCATTGTATTCGAGAAACGGTTTATATTTCCGTATTCTTAATTCATATTCGGGCCACACAATATCATCTTCGATCTTAGAATTCCACTTTTCTATGAAACCCAATAGATTGTTCATAATCAGAACAGTCTCGATTGATATATTATCCTGCATTAACTCTTGTAGAAGTTTAGGATAACCATCCTCAACTTTCATCATCTCACATGGCTTGTATTTATTGAACAGATAATCAACTTCGTTCTGAAATAGATAGGTCAAACTTTGAGTCCTTTTCTGCCATTTCTTAAAGTTATCCTCGCCTGCTGGACCGGTCATATCACCGACCCATTGATTCTTTTCAACCAGAAAATTTGCAATATAAAATTGTTTCAATTCTGGCAAAGAATATTTGCGAGACAACTTATAGAAAGAATACTTATCTTTTCTTAGTAAAAACGTTTGTTTGGATACGTTTGTCTTACCATTGTACTTAATATAATCATAACTCTTTGATGAGAAATGTAACTTCAACGCATTATATAAAGCAAAGGCAGCAAAGCCTGTGTTCTCATTCATATTGGTAGACGAGATGTTTTCCTTAATAGGTTTAAATCTTGTGCTTCTTCTTGAATACGACTCTTGAGTGCCTGTGACAACAATGTACCGGCAATATCAACTTCAAGTCCTGTTTTCTTACAGTGATCGATAATTGCTTCCATACGAGTGCAACGCATATCACTGGCTAAACTTTCAATCAATAGGCTAAACGTCCTAATTTCATCTTTTGTTGGCATTACTTTCTTTTCCATAAAACTTGTGGTGACCAATCTGTGTAATAAATGTTGCCTCATTCCATTTTGGATTAACATAATCAGCATGGTAGTACAAGGCACCATTTAGTTTACTCAATGCGAAGCCATTTGTCAAGACCTTTTGTGCTATTTCGTAGGCTTTCTTGAAGGCATCGGCAGGTACTGGATTCTTTATCTCACATACCCACGAAAACTGGCAACCGTTATCAGACTTTTGGTGTACAACGCCGCAAATAGAATTGGCGAACCCTGCCTTTTGTCGGTTGATTGTGACCTGTGCAATGGCTAACATACCTTCTTTTGATTCTGTACCAACTTCATAGTAGATATTCTCGGCAAGGCAACTCGCCTCACGTTTAAACGTCTCCGATTTCTGGTAGCGAACACTTAAGTCGGCAATCTTATCCGACAGGTTGTGCATTTCAATATTGGTATCACTGACGTATTGGTTGTACATCAATTGAGATTCTAATAATCTAGCTCTGGATTCAATTAGATGATGTCCAGGAATTACGATACCCAAAAAGATAAAGGTAAATAAGATACCGATTCGATAAATCATATCTTCGTTACGATTAATAAATTGATCTATTTTGTCTACTGCTGTCATGTTAATACTCCCATTTTTGCAGTGAATAAAAAAGGGTTGGCAGTTTTACCCACCAACCCTTGACTTTTCTGTTACCAAGCAGTCAACTCTGGTATTCCAAACTGCAATTAAGCAGCTAGAGCCATGTCGTAAGAGCTATCATTTGCTGTTACATTGTTTGCGCTGATTAAGTCAGTCGCCTCACTGGTAGCCACCAGGTTATTATGTGATCTGTCGAAACTGGTCATCCCCAAAGACTCTCGATGGTGCGCTTTCAAGAAGAGGCGTCAAGAGCATGTTAATTTGGTGGAGATGGGGGGAATCGCACCCCCGTCCAAAACACCTTTAGCTGTCAGTTTACTACCATTATTAATATATTTAACTCCAGATTCCCATTAAAAGTGTACCAAGTTAGTTTCGGAAACATTGATCTATCTAACCACGCTCTTATCCAATGTTCTTAGGTACACTTTTAATGGGGATCTGGCATTAATCAAAACATACTCTGTCGCCGTTTTCGCTACGCTGGTAACGACCAAGACCTCAAAGAGTATGTTTACATTAATATATTTATCATTATACACATATCACTTTACTTTGTCAAGCGACTTCGATACCATTTTATCTCTTTTACCAGACCTTCTATATGGTTTTCCACTTTTTCGGTAAATACCAAAGGCGCATTATTCTCTACTGCCATAATAATTACTACTTGGTGAATTGGTGTACCAACCAACTCCTCATACATTAAACTGTACGCTGTAGTTTGCCAGAAGTAATCCGTAATATCTTCTTTCTCTTTTGGTTTCTTTGATGTCTTAAAGTCAATTACAGATAAGACACCATTATATTCGGCAATACAGTCAACACGACCTGCCAATTTTAAATGAGTAGACCAGAGTGCCTGTTCTTGATAATGAATGTTATTGATATTATTCAATAATGGTTTGATAGACAAGAACATCTCAAGTGCATCAGGCATTGAAGATGGAATAGTTTCGTTGTTTAAGTATTGCTCGCATAACTTATGTACATTTGTTCCACGACCAGTGGCCGCTTTTGATATGCGATTGGCGTTTTCTTCGCCAACTTTTGCCCGCCAAGCTTTAAAGAATTCTTTTTTTCTTTCGCCCAATACGGTCGTGACAGAAGGATAAAGATCCTTACCCACGGCATAATGGCGAGTACCATCTTGTTTTGTGACTGATTTAAGATCGGGTAATTCTTTAGGTGGGCAATAAACAAACATTACCATTCTCTTGGCATTTTTGTCTTATGTCCGTCTTTGACCGTATTTCCTGGTATTGTTTCTTTGATACGGTTGATTACATATTTCTCAAATGTAGAATCTGGTTTGCCTGTACCGGGTGTTGACATACGCATACCATCACCAAGCGTAGGGATATTATCAGATGAGAAATATCGTTCGAGGTGTGGATTGTTTTCTTTGAAAGCATCTAAATCAGCAATCGACATTGTATGTTCAACGACTTTTTTAGTTTTCTTATTGTAAAATTCGTAGGTCGGCATTCACGTTCTCCATCCAGTCAGGCACTTCGCGTTTTTTCCATTTGTGTAAATGTACTTTGTTTCTTATATAGTAATTACGGTATGAAGCAATAGAATCACCTGGTACTTTACAGTCATCAGGCATTGCTGGTGTTGGTTGTGTAAACTTCGCAATTGGTATATTGCGTGGTGCATCAATCAAATGCGGATACAATAACGCACACTTATGTACTTTATCATACCGATAAGTGTATTCGATGATAGTGGACTTTAACATATCGACCAACCAACCGTAGTTTTCTTTTGATTGGCGAGTCCAGACTGCCGATGGATGATTAACGTGCGTGGCAGAATACATAATCTTTTCACGGTCATCATCAAGGCGCCAACGTTTAACATTACGAAAACGTGGCGGTACAGAACCTTTGACTGGTGTTTTTTCTATGACTTCGTGACCGTCAAGTACACGGTGTGCAGTAGAAAGTAATTGACAATACTCAAGGATCATTTTGACCACATGGCTATCTACCATGTATTCGGCACATTGGCGGGTATCATCGTCAAGATAAAAGATATTCATAATGTAGTCACTTCGGGTATTTGCACACAAGACAGTATAACACCGCCAGTATGCGGTGTCAAATTATTTAAGTAAGTATACCATTTTTATTAGAATTTCCAACCAGTGGTAAACCCAAACTTCTTCAATTTAGGCAACGCTTTCTCTACACGGTTGCCGATATCGGTTCGGTATTGTGGATCATTACCAACTTTGATTTTCTTAATCAGTTTATATGCCTTATCCTTGGCTTCGGTAATTGAGTCACCTGTTCC